AGATTGTATAGAAAAGCGGGTACCAGCTTGCTGTGTGCCCAAGATTCAGCTACCCCCCCAGAGTGGCTCCGAAGCTTGCGTAGGTCGCCTCAATCGGCGGGGGGGTATCTCAATGTTCCTATCGTTTTGAGAATCGAACCGCTCAGTATTACTTACTAAGAGCGGTTCTCAATTCTCAGGCGGAGTTTAAACTGTGACAAGACGCACTAAAACTGTGACATAAGAGACTATTGCGTCATTGGCGGAGTTCAATGTAAAACACATAAATAGTCGATCGAAATAAGAGACCTTATGGCACGCAGACAAGGAATATTTTGGCTACTTACTATCCCATATGAACAGTTTACTCCGTACACCCCCCCGAATGTGCAATACATCGTTGGTCAACTCGAAAAAGGAAACAATACTGGATTCCTCCATTGGCAAGTTATGGTCGCTTTCAAATCTAAGCAATCTCTTGGAGGAGTCAGAAACACCTTTGGAAATGTTCACGCCGAGTTGTCTAGGTCTAGTGCAGCCTCCGCCTATTGCCAAAAAGAAGAATCTGCAATTGTGGGAACCCAATTCGAAATGGGAGCAAAGCCATTTCAAAGAAACTCGAAAGTCGAGTGGGAGTCTGTTTGGACCTCCGCCCAGTCCGGAAATCTCGAATCCATCCCAGCGAACGTACGAGTTGTTAATTATCGGACGATTCGAGCAATTAGCTCAGATTATTGTAAAGCTAGAGGAATGGAACGAAAATGTGTGGTCTTCTGGGGAAAAACAGGAACTGGCAAAAGCAGACGTGCTTGGGATGAAGCTGGGATGGATGCTTACGCTAAGGATCCCAGAACGAAGTTTTGGGACGGTTATAATGGCGAGAAAAATATTGTCGTGGATGAGTTTCGAGGAGGAATCGACATTGCCCATTTGTTACGATGGTTGGACAGATATCCGGTCCGTGTGGAGATTAAAGGAAGTTCAAAACCCTTGGTAGCGGAAAATATTTGGATTACTTCAAATTTATCGCCTGTTTTGTGGTATCCAATGCTTGATGAAGATACTCTTGCTGCATTAATGCGAAGAATGGAAGTAATAGAGTTTTAACTAAATAAAAAAAATTAAATGTATGCAAGAAGAGTTAGTACTTATAATCGTCGCCGCCGTGTCACACCTCGTAGGGTTGTTCGTCGCGCACGGGTACCATATCGTCGTAGGGCAGTCTCAGTGCGCACCCCGAGAAGACGAAGAATTATAAGACGTAGATAGTTTACTTAATAAAAAATGACTAAACGAAAAAATACTGATTCCAGTAATTATAAGTATGATATGTATGATGAGCGTCGTGCTAAGCGACGACGAAACAGACAAGTTGGAGCAGTTGCCGGAGCTGGCACTGCTGCTGGTGGAGTTGTTCAAGGAGCAAGAGCTGGATTTTCTACAATTGCTGAAATAGAAGCATATTTGCCTGCTATGGAACAAGCATTAGGTGCAGAAATAATGGGTGATTTATTGGTTCCAGCAGCTTTGGCTGGTGGATTAGGAGCAGGTGCAATTGCTGCTGGCGGAGCTTTAGGGTATTTAGCTGGTGAATTTTATAATTCTTTGGGTGTGGAAGAAGAAGATCATATGATGGATTTGGTTGAAGCAGCAGGTGCATTGGGTTTTCCGAATAAAAATAAAATGCCATCAACTTATAATCAAGGTAGTTTTGCTCCTCCTTATAAAGTTAAAAAGCAAACTGAAGACATTTATACTTCTTATGGTTTTTGGAAGGTGAAGGAACAATTTGGAACAGTTAATGGAAGTGAATCTTTGTATATTGCTGCTAATGGTTTTAATTTGCAGTCTTTTGCATATGTTCTTGCAATGTCTATGTTACGAAAGTTGTTTCGTAAGATTGGAAAAGAGATTACTGATTTTGAGGCACCTTTGACTATAACTAATCTCGGTAAAGCATATCGGTTTTCTTTGAAATACCAGTGGGATGATGGAAATATAACACAGAATACATATACTACTGTTATTGATGAAACTTTGATTAGTTTAGCTTATAATATTGGCATTGTTCCTGAAATTGAAAGTTATATTCAAGGCACTACTCAAGCTATATTATCTAGTATTGATTTGCAAATTATTGATAATTATGTTACAAATAGTGAACCTCCTATTTTTGGAGAACTCCCACGACATCTTGGAACTCTTAATTTGAAGAATGAAAAAGTTCATTATTTTATGTCGTGTTCTGTGACTGTTCAAAATAGAACTAAAGGTGCTGCTGAAAGTGGTAATAATGTTGATGTGGTTGATTCCCAACCACTTAAGGGTTATTTGTATTATTTTAAAAAGAATACTCCTCAAACTAAAATGCAAAATTTTGCGGATGGTGTTTATTCCCAAAATTGGTCACCTTTTGAACGTACTAATGTGAATGGAATAAGGTTGATTAATGGAAATGCAGCATTAGGTGCAATGAAGGATCCTCCTACACCACATTTTTTTTCTAATTGTTCTAAGGCTAGTTATGTTAAGTTAGAACCTGGTGCAATGAAAAAATTTTATGTTGAAAATACTTATTTTAAATATTATGCAGATCTTCTTCGATCAGCAACTAGATATAGTGGCAGTTCAACATCTAAAAGGCAAAATATTGCTGATACTATGATGCTTGGTTTAGAAGAAGTTTTGAATAGTGGCAGTTCTAACAAAATTACTGTACAGTATGAAGGTGAAAATAAAACTGGTGCTTATTTTGTAACTGGACCTTTGCCCACTATCAAAAAATTATATGAACAGGAGAATATTAATGCTTTAGATTAATAAATTTAATAAACAACAATCAGATTGTATAGAAAAGCGGGTACCAGCTTGCTGTGTGCCCAAGATTCAGCTACCCCCCCAGAGTGGCTCCGAAGCTTGCGTAGGTCGCCTCAATCGGCGGGGGGGTAT